TGCAGGTATTATAACTGATTTAAGTCAGCCTATCACGGGTTATACTCTTGCTACAGATAAATTAAAGATACAAAATAAAAGAACTAGTGACGTAACATTAGTTAATAAAGTACCTGAAGCTCCTTTTTATGTTACTTTAAATCAACTTTTAGATTCTAGACATTACGCAAATAATAGTTTTTATGTATCTGGATATGAAGATACTTATGTAAAAAGTGGTGAAATAAATGGTGCTACTACTAGTACTATTGATTTGCCTGTAACTCCTAGAGATAAAGCTTTTATTAGATTATTTGTAGATGGTACTTTAAAAAGTTCTGGTCAGTTTGTATTTAATAAAAATGATACAGTTCCCTTAAATAATTCAAATATAGTATATACAAGTACTGCTACTGAAACAGCTTTTAGAACAGAAGTAGATTATTATACTGTACCTGTATTTGAGACAGGAGATAATGTACAATCTTCACATGCTAATGTATTTAGTGTAGCTACTAATAGTTATGATCCTACATCTCCTAAATATAATGCCGCATTAACTGCTAACTCTATATTTAGAATACATACAGGTTCTAAACCTAATTCTAATTTAGCAGGATTTACCTTTACTAATATAAGTCCTGATCCTGTAGGTTCTTTAGGCAATATTTCAGGAGGTTCAGGTACTTTTGACTATGATACTGCTACTTTTCCAGGTAGATTTGTTTTAGCTAATAATAGAGTATATAAATTAGAAGTTGGATCTGATTTTGAATCTATATTTCTAACTAAAGATATGGTAATACCAGACTTAGATGTAGGAACTACTTCTATAAGAGCTAGAAATAAAACTAGAGGTGGAAGGACTAGTGCTTTTAATAGTAAATCCTTAAATATTGATCCTATCCCTATACAAAAAGTAGAAAATATTAATATTATAGAATCTTTGTACCGTGAACAAACTGGAGGAGTAGCTGTACGTGTTACTATACAATTTGATCATATTCAGCAACAAAATGTTACAGATTATGAAATATCATATAAATTAGATTCAGTAGATGATGTAGGTGTAGATGATGGCGGTACTGATTTAACTTCTTTTAATACTGTAAAAGTTCCTGCTACTGGGGTAGATTCTGATGGTAAGCTTAGATTTACTGTTAACGGCGTAAATAGAGGACAAACTAGTGATACTAGAAATATTGTATTTAGAGTTGTGCCTTTAAATAAAGAAATAAGAGGGATAACTGCTAATATAAGTAAATCTATTATTGGTAAGACAGCTAAACCCTCAAATATATTTAATTTTACTGGTGGTCAACAGACTGATCAAATTACTTTATTATGGTCTTATCCTCGTACTAGTGATGGAGAATTGGCAGACATAGATTTAAAAGAGGTTGTAATAAAACGAATAGCAGGAACGCAATCAGCCAGCATTGCGAATTTTGTTGTAGCTGACGGTTTAGTTACTGTCTCGGCAGGTACTGCTCGCAAATCAATTCCTATTGATACTTTTGGGGAATTTAGTTACCTAGCTAGGACTAGAGATACCAGCGGTAACTTTAGTGATGAGGTAGTTGTTATAACACTAACTACTAGTCGTCCTAATAGAAGTACGGTAATAAGAGCCTATAGTGAGGACGCACCTACTACTATTTTTGCAGGTAGAACTAATGATAATAGTGCAGAAGCTGTTTATCCTTCTTTTACAACTTCTAACAGTGGTGGAGTAGCATTTGCTAATAAAGGTGATGGACACCCTAGTTCTATTGTCGATAATGCAAACGGTACTGCTACTGGTTTTTCTTCTGCAGCCGCTGCTAGTGACTTATTAGCTAGTGAATCTGCAGAATATATAACTTCAATTAGAGATGCAGGAAGTACTGTGACAGGCGCTATATTTGTAGATATAGAAGGAACTCAGGCAGTAGAAACTACTTTTAATGATTCTAAAGAAACATATTTATCAGGTGTTACTGATGCTTCCGGCACTGCTGGCGTATTAAAAGATGCAAGTTTTGGGGGAATCGGTCATGTGCTGGGATTTAGTAATACAGCAGTAGTTAGTCCTAGATTCGATTCTAATAATCAAACTTTTATGACAGGTGGTGCTTCTGGTAATGTATTTGCTATTTGGGATGATGGTAAATATACAGGTAATGTGATAACTATTACAGGAATTACAAAAGCTAGTCCTGCAGTTGTGACTACTGGTGGTAGTGAGCATGGACTAGTAAATGGTAATAGAATTATTATTCATGATGTAAATGGTATGACTCAAATAAACAATAGAGAACTATATGTTAATAGGGTAAATGCTACTAGTGTACAACTCTATACTAATGCAGGAAGAAGTGCGGCACTTAACTCAAGTGGTTTTGGTACTTATGTTTCTGAAGGAGTATTAGATCAAGGTGATTATGCAAATGCTAATTCTTATGCACTAATAGCTGGTGTTATAGATGCTGATGAAATTAGACTAGGAGATTCTTATTTTTCTAATGGTGATGCTACTGGCGGAAATGTCTTAGCCAATATAACATCTGCTGCAAGTAGTTATAAGTTAGTAAATTTTAAACAGTATGTTGACACAGGTTCTGGTGATACTTTTGCAGGAACATTAGGAGCTGTTAGTAGCCAAACACTAATTAGAACTACTACTGCTGCAAATGCTGCTTTATATTATGCTAATGGCAATGTTAATATAAGTCAGTTTATTGGTTCAGCAGTAAATGATGGTTTTCAGACGTATCAAGCGGGTACTAGAACCTTTAGACAATTTCAATTAAAATTTATTATACAAAATAACCAACCTGATGAATTTGACTTTACAATTGATAAATTTAGGTATACTATAGAAAAGGATACAGTTACTTTTACAGATACTACTGCATATAATGCTACTACTAAAACTATTGATATTACTAGTGCAGGATTTCTTACTAGACCTGTAATAAGTTACTCAATGCTTAGTGAAGATTCTAATAAACCTCATATAGTAGTAACTACTGCTGCATCAAATCAGGCAATTAGTTATCAGGTATTTAAGAGTGATGATGGAGGTGCAGGATCAACATCTTCAGGTATGTCAGTAATGTTAACAGCAACAGGAGTATAAATGGCACTACAAGATTCAAATACATATATTGAAGCTACTGCAGGTACGTCACTAAACAGTGCCCGCACCCAGTTCAATAATTCTATGAGATCACTTTTAACTAATTTTAGAAGTTCTAGTCCTCCTGCTACTGTAAATATTACTGCATCGGGTGACGGTATTGCTGTACCTGATGGCACTATGATGCAGTTTGCTAATGCAAATGTTAATGCTCTATTTATTTCTGACTCTACAACTAAGAAAAGTTCTCATATTGGTGGTAACTTTACTAGAGTAGGTATAGGCCATAGAATAGAAAATGGTATTGTACCTTTAATGTCTAATGTTAGTCATTATGATATAGGTGAACTAATAGCTACTGTTTCTGAAAATGGCACACTAGCTGCTAACTCTAGAGTCTACCTAAAAACTAGTAATAATGCTAATGATGCTGCTATTTTTGATATAGGTACACCAGGAACAGGGCAAGTTGTTAATACGATGATTGCTATTAGCGGTGTTACCTCTGATAGAACTAACTTAACAACAAGCGGAGTAAGTACTAACAATCTTACTATAACAGCTACCACAGCTGGTGGTGGTAAAAAATGGTTTCCAGAAGCTACAGGAGTAGGTCACGCAGCTCTTAAAATATCAAGTATAGGTTCTAGTGACAATACTGCTATACTATTTAACTTTGGTAGCTCTAGCGCTAATGTATCTTTAGCACATACACCAGGTGTTGCAACTACTAAAAATGGTTTAAATATTATACAACAGGATGGTACCTATGCACCTATAGCTGCTAATGTTATATTATCTTCTGCGATTACAGGTTCGGGTACAGCACCCGTACCTTTAATTCCTGTAGGAACTATCGTAGCTTTTGGACCAGATTCTACTCCTGCAGGTTGGGCACATTGTAACGGTCAAAGTTTAGTTCGGGCTACTTATCCAGCATTATTTGCTGCAATAGGGACTACCTATGGAGCAGGGGCTAGTGCTGGTAATACTTTTGCAGCTCCTGATTTAAGAGATAAAACCTTAGTAGGTAAAGGCGGAGCTGTTACTAGTCACGGAAACGGTGCAGGAACTTTAGCATCAGGAGGTGTAATTACTACTGCATCTGGATCTGCTTCTTTATCTACTTCAACAGGTTCAGCATCTACTGGTGTAAAAGATGCAGGTGGTATAACTGTGTTAACAGCAGTTAGTGCAGGTGGTCATACACATACAGCAGTGATTCCACATGCTGTAGCACGTTTTTTAATAAAAACATAGAGGGATATTATGGAATATATAAAATTTCACATAGACGAGATGGAACAACAATTTGTATTTTGTGAATACAGATTAATTGAAGAAGATACAAAAGGACCGCTTATATCTAGAGCTTTTCCTTTTGCTAAAATTATAGAAAAAGAACCAAAAATTCAACAATTAGTTGATGGTCCTATTATAGGAATTTATTATGAGCAAAGAGGTAATAACTCTACCAGTGAAAGACAATGGATTGATAGGATTGAACCTCTAGAAGAGGAAATAATTACCTGGATTATAGCCCTAGTAAAGAAAATATGTATAGAAGAAGTATATGATGAATTACTAAAGCCTCCAACAATCGATGAACAAGTTGAAGACTTTATAAAAGAATTTTTTGAAGAAGGCGATTCTGAACCGCTAGAACAAAAAGACTTTTTAGCTGAATTTTTTGAAGAGTTAGAGCCCCTAGAACAAAACTCTCCAAAACAGAATGATCCGTTAGCTACTTTTTTTGACGAAGATTCTGATAATACATTAAATGATAGAAT